CCGCTCGCACGCGGCGGCATTCCGACGAGGTGGCCGGGGCTGCGCACGAACCGAGGCGGACTCTCCGCTGCGCTCCGACTCCGACTCGTTTCGTCGCCTGCACGTGCCGGGGCGAGGTGGTGCGCACCTGAACGGCGTTCAGGTGTCCCGACGTGCGGCGAAAGTGCCCAAGATGCCCGAGTTTCCGGGCCTATCGGCCCGCCCGAGAGTCGGCGGAGTGGCTGATTAGGTCGAGGGGGTCACCAATTTGACCCCCGTGTTACAGGCCGGGGGTCAGGCGCGCGGCCCACGCGATGCGAATCATTCTCGATAGGCGATCGCCGACCGTGCACCGATGCCGCGCCCACGGGCGCGGGGTTGCCCTTCCACTCCGTCTCCGTTCTCACGAGCCGCCCGCACCTCGCCCGTCGCTGCGCGCCGTGCGGGGTGCTCTCGCGCTCACGCGCTCGCAACTCGTGAGCACTGCGACTCCGCTACAGGGCATCCGGGCAAGGGCGAACCGAAGGCGGGGCCTTCGGTTCCCACCGACCAACAGAGAGGATCACCAATGCACCACCTGATCGAGCAGCTGGACCGCCACAACGACCGACGGCTCCACCTCGCCGTCGTCATCGCCCGCCAGGCCGCCGATGGAAACGCCCTGCGGGCCGCGACTCTCGCGGAGTTTCGCGAAGCCGACGACGCATACGTCAAGACGCTCAACGCGCTAAGCGCGCAAGACTCGGATGACCTCGCCGAGCCCATCGAGCACCCGGACGCTGCCGAGAGCCGCGAGCTGCGCGACAACGGTGCGTACGGCGCGCCGCTCACCGACCCCGCGTGGGGCACCGAGCCGGAGTGCTGCTCGTGAGCCGCGAAGTCGGCACGATCGCACCCCGAGCAGTGGTCTGCTTCGACTGCGGCGCAGTCATTTCCCAGGGGCAGGAGTGCGTCCGCCGAGGCGGCGAGTACCGGCACCTTTTGTGCCCCGAGCCGATACCCATCGGGCGAGTACTCCGGGCGGTGTGGCCTCACATCGTGCTCTGCATCCCGCTCGCGCTGGTCGTCGTGGCCGTGATCGCGTTCGCGGTCGCGTGCTTGATCTTCGGCGGCGAACGCGTGACCGCCGTCACCGACCCCATCGCAATGGCGATCCTCACGTGGCTACACCAGCTCGCACGCTGCGGGCTCGTCGGCTGCTAACACTGCACCTGATCCGTCCGTAGGAGGGACACCATGAACACCAACGACCCGCGCTCGATCGCGCGAACAATTCGAAGCACGCTGAAGGTGCACGAGCGCACGCACCGAGCCGCGATCCGGCTCCCTGACGACGCGGCGCAGCTCGTTGCCGACGTGCTCGACCACTACGCCGCGACCTGCGATCCGATCGTGCACGAGCCGATCTACGATCGCCGTGCCGTGCTCTGGATGGAGGCAGCCGCCCACGTCGCGAAGCTGCTCAGCCTGACCGACCGGGAAGCGATCGACCTCACCGAGGTCGCCTCCGACGCCCTCGGCATCCGCCCCGGATGGCGCGATACCCAGAAAGGTATCTACTTCGGTCGCTATCTCACGTTCACCGGTCGCGAGGTTGCTCGCATCGTCCGCTACGCGCAGAAGCGGAGCGAGGCATGAGCGGGGCGGCTGAAGCTCGCCCGACGCACCACGAGCGGGCGATGCAGGCTATCCGGTCGATCGAGCGGCACGCGCTGAACCTCGCATGCAACCCGCGCCGCCCTGCCGAGCAGCGCAACACCGATCTGCGAATCATCGAACGGCAACTGGCCGTCCTCGTGCTCGCGGTCGAAGCGGCCTACAGGTCGTCCGGCCCCTGACGGTAAGCGGCATCCGACTCACGACGAGCGCGCTCGGCATCGGCAACGATCCGGGCGCGCTCGTGCACGTTGAACCGCACCGAAGGCGACGTGTCCGGCCCGATCCGCTCGCCCTCCCACGGCGCGTCAGCCGGAGTCCCCCGGCGACGCTCGTAGCTCGCAAGCACGTCGGCCACGCTCGCCTCATCGAACCGTTCCCCGCCCGCGGCATCCCCGCCCATCAGGGCCCGACCGAGGTCGAGGCCGATCCCGGCCCACAATGCCTCCAGGCTCGCATCCGGGTCGCCCGCCCGCGCCAGGTCGAACCGCCGCAGGAGCAGCGGCCCGTACTGCTTGAGCAGGTACGTCCACGCACGCGCATCGTCGGCGGGCCGGACGAAGGTCACCGGAGCCGCAACGAGCTCGCCGCCGAACACATCACCATGCAACTGGCGCGCCCATTTGGCCGCGCCCCACACTTCCTCGGGGGAGAGGGTTGCATAGTCCCACTTCGCCTGCTTCTGCGGCTTAACTTCGAGTTCGAGCCGCACCCAGCCGGGGGAGTACTTCTCTGCCTGATCCGGGAACGCGCCCCGCATCTGCTTGCCCTTCTCGTAGAGCCGCGCGAAGACCGGCGACTGCTGCGAGCCCACGTAGAACGTGCGACCGCGGGGCGACCCCTCCGTGCGCCAATCGCCCACCGTGCTGGTGACAATCGGCCGCTTGCGCGGCGTGCCATCGGGCAGCTGATGGGCGACCTTCTCGCACAACTCCAGGAGCCTGTCCCAAGGCTCGCCCTCCTTGAAGTCGTAGGCAGCATCAACGCGCGTGACTCGGTGCCGAGGCCAAAGCGCCCGCACCGCCTCCACGAATGCCGGAGTATCGGCACCAGAGGCGAAGGCATTCGGGGGAGCGTCCTCGTTTCCGCCGTACAGCACCCGCGCGACCACGTCACCGTTGCGGACAATCTCGGCACCCGCCGAGTAGTTGTGCAGGCCCGCCGACGAGCGCCACTCGGCACCGAGCCACGAGGCCAGGCCCTCGACAATCGCGGTGGGGTCGTCGTCGATCGTCGCGGCGTACCAATCGAACACCGCCCGCCCTCGAGCGATCGCGCGTGCGTCGTACTCCGCCCGCGACGCCCGCAGGCGAGCGATCAAGGGATGCTCGGTCACGCGGCATCACCGCCACCCGAGCATCCCTCAGACTGACATAATCTCGGAACACACACGGACCCGCGATCCCCGCGAACAACACGAAGCTTCGCGGCGGCAGAGGCGGCGACGGACTCAGCGCGCGCACACGGGATACGTGCGGTGCAGCTAGATAGAGTCATCATCTGCGGCCACTCCTACTGGTCGCTGGGGGAGAGCCGTGGCTGCGGCTCTCCCCCAACCTTAAGGGCTGCCATCGCGAGTTGCGTTACCCCACACCGCGGGCCACGCTTGGGGGCGTGGACGGTCGCTTGGTGGTGCTCATCGTCGTCGCGGTACTCGTGGCAGCGGTGCTCGTGTCGGGAGTCGTGTTCGAGGTCTTGTGGCGGCGTGCAGCCCCGCCGCCGCCGCCCATCGTCGGCTCTGACCCCGAGAAGCGGCGCGCGTTCATAGCGCTACGAATGGGGCGGCGTGATCCGGACCCGGCTCGGCCAACTCGGGAAGTTCAAGACCACCTGCGCTTGTGAGCGCACTGAGCGCAGCGAGCGAGTTCGCCCATTCCGCAGCGTGCTCCTCGGGGCGGCGACATGACACATCGGGGCGGCGACCACCGCACACCGGGCAGTCGTTCGACACCGGCGCGACCGGCGCAAGCGTGTCGTAGCACGAGAACGTAGGCGACCCGGGGCCCCACCACAGTTCGCGGTTGAGCACGCGCGCTCGGCGCTTCTTGGTCGGCTCCTGCGAGAGCTGCGACACGTCATCGACTGATTGAAGGGTCTGCGCGTCGTAGGTGGTCACGAACGCCAGTCGCTTCGGCGCCCACATCGCGAGCACGTCCACGGCCCCGCCGCGATCGTTCTGACCCGCGGGGAGGAACCCTCGGCACATGGCTACGGCTTGCGTCAGCTGACGCAAGCGCCGGTCGGCGTTGTCCCAACTGATGCCGGACCACCGCACCAGCACGTTCGCGCGACGCATCTGCGGCAGCAGACGGCGCACGTGCTTCGGCATGCCCTGCTCGCGAGCGTCCATGATGCCGGTTACCTCATCTAGCAATACGTCCCCGTCGTGGAACTCGTGCAGCTGCTCCCAGCTGCGGAACGGGATGTACAGCGGGTGAGGTCGGCCCGTGTCCGGGTCGAGGATTTCAACCGTCGAGAGAACTCGCCTGCCGAGCGCGAGCGACGGCAGCGTGTCGCGGATCATGGTCGCAGTCTTGAAGGAACCATTGAGGCCGCAGTAGCCCATGATTGGAGCGGAGCGCCGCTTGCGGATGCCGCGTGTTAGCAGCTTGCCGTTCGAGAGGTCGAGGGTGCGGGCCACGCTCGCCGCGCCACGGCGCGGCTCCGCGCGGCCGCTCATCCTCGTCCCCCAACGAATGGCAGATGCGATGCCAATACCCGGATGCCGCGAATGGTGAGCCCGAGTACCCAGAAGCCGAGCGGAGCCAGCAGGATCGGCACGACTACCCCCCACTCCACCCACGCGCCGAGCCCGTTGCCGTACGCGAAGATGCCGTTCACCTCGGCATCAGCGTTCACGAACCACGCCGGGAGGTCGAGGGGCGGGAATAGCGAGTTGAACCATACGGCGATGCCGACGCCGACGCCCACGAAGAACTCAGTGATCATCGTCAGTTGCCCCTGTAGTCCACGGTGCCTGCTATCTGCCGACGTATCAGGCTCGTGCTCATCACGATCGCGACGACAACGGATACCTTCCTTGCGATATCCGCGACCGGAGCGAGGAACGAGCCCGGGCAGGCGTCCACGACCGGCAACGTCTGATGGGTTTCCCAATGCTCGAACTCGATCTTGCAGCCCGTCATCACGGGGTTGAACGACCACGCCGACACCACGGCGATGATCTGCCCGGGCGGTGTGTCATCGAACGACGCCTGTATCTCTTGCTGCGCCTCCTGGAGCACGCTAGCTCGGGGAACGAAGGCCCATTCCGCGGCGCACTGGATCGGGCGCAGCACCCAGTCGATGGGCGACCACGTCGCGGTACCGCCCCAGCAGTTGCGGACTTCGCCCGCGCCGCCAGGTCGGATCGGGTTGCCCATCGCGTACTCATCGGCGCGCACGCTCGTGACCGCGCCGGGAACCTCTTCGCCCGTCAGCGGGTCCACGTAGGCCAGGCCCTGGGCGCGCTTGTCGGCGTTGAAGACGTTGGCGTAGACGTAGCACGACTGCATCGGCTTGTCTTTGCCGCCGTACTGGCACTTGTATTTCGTGTCGCGATCCGGGTCGGTGAACCAGTCGCGGCAACTGTCGGTGATCGTGGGCGAGAAGCACGAGAGGCCGGTTTCCACCTGCACCACATCGAGGAAGCACGCGTATTCGAGGCACTCGGCGTGCTCAGCCATGAACGCTTCGTATTCGGGCGTCGCCTCCTGGTCGAAGTAGATGTACGGGTCGAGGCCCTCACCCTTGACCGTGAGCGTGATCCGATCGGGTGTGGCACCAGCAGCCGGGGCAGTCGGGCAGTTCGGCTCGGGAAACTCACCTTCGCTCTCGCGGAACGTCTCCGTCTGGGCCGCTGTTACCGCTCCCGTTGACCACGCAATACGGCATTCGATGTAGCGCAGCGGGTCATCCTCGACCGCGACCACGCCCGCACCACTCGTCGCGCTACCCGGTGGTGTGCTCGCGGGCGCAGTCCAGTATCGCGTAATCGTCGCCGGAGAATCCTGCGTGAAGTACAGCCCTTGCGCCACCGTCATCGTCGCCGGGTCGAAGTAGCCCTTGTGCCAGCAGTTCGCTCCGCCACCGTTTTCGACATCGCTCGGCAACTGAACGCTCTGCCATACCGGCTTCGTACTCGTCGCAGCTCCGCTCGCTCGAACCCACACCCCGGGGTCAGCGGTGCTCTGATACCAGAAGGAGGTCCCGTTATCGACAACCACGGCCCCCGTGCTCTGCGCCGTCGTCACCACGCAGTAGTAGAGGCGTTCCGCCAGGTCGGACGGGCGAACCCACTCATAGGTCCCCACGAGTTCGATGCAACGATCCGTCGCGGCGTTACACACCTTCTGGCCCCGGAAGCCCGGAATCACGTCCGCGTTGATTTCTTCTGCCATGGCCTGCGATTGCTTATACATCGTGCAGTCCTGGCCAGTGATGAAGTTCAGGAACCCGTCGCGCGTAGCCGGGTCACCGCAGACCGCCGAAGTCGCATCCATCCCGAACAGCCCGACGACACCGTCGGAGATCTCTGCACGGAAGGCAAAGGCGGTCGCAGCCATGACCGCACCACCCACGCCCACCTTCGGCTTGTACCCGGGTTGCGCCCCCGTGAAGGGAACTGCCAATTTCAGCCCCGATTTGAACCGGTCCCACCGAGTGCCGGGAAGATCGGGATTTCGCACGGAGTTGATCGGGACCACACCGGCGATGCGATCCGGAGTGACATTGCCCATGATCGCAGCTGCGCTGTATGCCGCAGCTGAGCGCGACGCGAAGGCGTCCATGTTGCCCTGCCACGCGGCCTTCGCCGCAGCCGTGTTCTGCGCGTACAACTCCTCACCCGGCAACGCCAGCATGTAGTCCGTGACGTAGCCGGGGAAGTCGCCCGCCCGCGCCGGATCGGCGGTTTGAACGACGAGTGCACCGGAGAGGCCGAGCGCGACCACCCCGGCGAATGCGAGTTTGCGACCGAGCACAATCGGCCTCCCTTCCTTGAGAATCGGGGAGAGGCCCCGAGCAAGTTCCGTTTGCTCGGGGCCTCCCGTTGGGGGCTGTCGCTCAGCCGCGCACGAAGCGCTTGAAGAGCTTCCAGCCGATGGTCGCCGCGAGGATCGCGCCCGCCACCGGGAGCGCGATCGGGAGCGCGCCGCCCACCTGGTCTTGAATCGCCGAGACGGCACCCGCCAGGGAGCTCGTCAGATCGATCGTCACCGGATCGGTCATATGTTTTTCACCCCCTCACCCGCACGAGCGCCGCGACGAGCGCGACGACGAGTCCCACGCAGAAGCCCTGCATGAGAAGTTCAAAGCCCTGTTCGAACGTCACGAGTCCACCCACTCCGTGAACAGCTCCCACGCCCGGATCGCGGCGACGATCGCGAGCAGCAGGCCGAGAAACGCGATCATCATCGGCTCCACAGCGCACGGACGGCGATCATCGCGACGAGCATCACGAGCACCGACGCCGCGACGATGCCGAGCGCGGTCGCCGTGTCGAGCCGGTCAAGGACCGCTTGCTGGAACTCGGTCAGTTCGCCCACTTGTCGTCCTTCCGGACGAAGAGGCGACGCGACCCGCGCAGCGCGGCCCACACGAAGCGCAAGTACGCGCCGAGGCTCGGGGTGCGCTGGGGCGGCAGGTCGATCGACGCGAGAGCGCGAACCGCCTGCATCCGCTTACCCACGGTCGCCCCATTCCAGCATCAGCGCGAGCGCAGCTGCGAACCACAGCAGCATCGCGACGAGGCCCAGGATCGCGAACGCGACCTGCCAGGGCTCGGAGGTCTGAACGATGCCATCCCAGCCAGCCGCGATATCCGCGCGGCTGGCCACCGGGACGTCGTGGATCGTCATCACGTCAGGCGGCGGTCGAGGCCGACACCGGCGCGGGCGCCTGCGACTCGTTCGACAGCATCGCCGCGATCGCGTCGAGGTCGTCCGGCGTCGCGTAGCGGAGAGCACGGAAGTTGGCACCCCACTCGTCCGACTCGCCGCAGTCCACAACCAGCGCGACCTGCTCACCCTCCTTCGGGATGCGGATGCCGGATCGCAGAGGGAATCGAACGTCAGGCGTCGCGTGCGACGCCTGGAAGATCGTCACGTCGTAGCGATCGACCTCGCCAGTCGGCCTGTCGTTCTCGTAGCGCTGCTTCGCTTCGAGGGCGATCACCTTCCCGGCGATCATCACCACCGGGCGACGCTTCTTGCTGAGAGCCATCTTCTACTCCTTCGTCTCGCGGGCGGTTCAGCCCGTTGAGGCCCAGCCCATCGCCTCGTAGCGATTCCGGGATGCCCCCCGTCTTGCGCAAAGCGGGTACTAGACGCGGAACGCTACGACGTGTTAATGCCGGGGCGAGGTGGTGCCG